GCTGATGTGGATGAGGATGGGAATGTTGTGAGTGTGGACCGGTCACAACCACCCCATAACACGGACCACCCTCAGGTGGAGCACACTCCCGTCTCCACCCCGCAGGCCCCAGCTCAAGACGGTGAAGACCAGGACCGTCAACGCCTGGTCGAATCCATTTACAAGGTCGTGGAGTACCTCCAACTCAAACCCGATGCCGTCAAAGCCCTCGTACGACGCGTGAGTGGGAAAACCGCGTTTGTTCGCGACTTACCAAGCCAAGACCTCGAAAAGGTCCTGGATGAACTCAAGGCGATCGCTAACAGTTTTCCGTCCCCCGAAGAAAACGAGGATGTTGTGGACGCGGAAATCGTTGAAGACGAGCAACCATGAGCGGGCAAATACAATTCTTTGTTCCGGGAGTTCCAGTACCTGAGGGGTCCACGAAGTATGTGGGGAAAACACGGTCTGGGAAACCACGGATCACGCACGACAATCCCCGGCTAAACGGGTGGAGGCATAAAATATGCGACATCGCTGTTCTCGCCGCTGGGAAAGAAGGATGGTCGTTCCCATTAGACGAACCGGTGATCGTTGTTGCCGACTTTTATCTTCCACGACCAAAAACTTCAAGGTTTAAGGATATTCCCGCAGTCAAACCGGACTTGGACAAGCTCCAACGCGCCGTTGGTGACGCGCTGGCATGCAAGGGTGGGGTCCTGGCTGAGGATTCTCGGATTATCGGCTGGTATTCGTCGAAACGTTGGGCAAAGACGACACCAAGCAAGCCCCCAAACCCTTTCGGAGAGCCGTCGGGACCGGGCGTGCGCGTCACGGTGATACGCCAGGGGGTGGTGTTTTGATGAGGAAGCCGCCGTATCCGCGTATACGCGGTCATGTGTGTCCCTGGTGTGGTGCATGGTCCCCTATCCCGTGGGAAAACCGCGTGCCACACAGGTGCCTGTCACCGAAAAACCCACAAGAAAACAACCAGTCGGTCAGGAGGGATCGTCGGCATGAGAATCAGGACAATTAAACCCGAATTCTGGACCTCACCAGACATTTCAAGCCTTCCTATCGAAGACCGCCTGCTATTCATCGGCCTGTGGTCCTACGTCGACGACAACGGTGTTGGGCGCGGTGAGGAGGAATTGATTCGAGCGAGCCTATTCCCGTTTGACACACTCAGTGAGTCCTCAGTGAGGGTTCATGGAGGACTCATGCGGTTGTTTTCATCAAATCTCATCACGTTATACAGGGTCGAAAACAGGCCTTACGTGTACATCAACACGTGGGAGAAGCACCAAAAGATCAACAGGCCATCAAAGCCACGTTTTCCGCGTCCTGATGCGGAAAACGCGACACTCACTGAGTATTCAGTGAGTCCTCATGCAAATTACACCTTAGGAACAGGGGAACAGAGGAACAGGGGAACAGAGGAACAGAGGAAGTTAGAAGCTAACGCTTCTAACGTGTCCGAGATCGACAAGCCAGCCCGCGACGACGTGGACCGCATCTGCCAGTCAATGGCCCAAAGCGTCAACCGGCGTACCGGCAAAACCCCCACCATCACCAAAACCTGGCAGACCTCCGCCCGACTCATGCTCGACCGCGACAGCATCCCCGAAGCAGACATTCACGCCGCTATCGCCTGGGTAGAAAACAACGATTTCTGGCGAGCGAACGTGCTCTCAATGCCGAAGCTGCGGGAAAAATACCAGCAGCTCCGCCTCCAAGCCGAACGCGACACCCAGCCCCACCAGTCACGCCAAGCGGCCTTGTACGAACGGGAAATTGCCGAAGCTCAAGCCTGGGACCAAGCCCACCAACGACTCTTGGAAGCAGGTGACGACGAGTGATTACCGCAACCGGAATGCGCAACACCCTCCGCGCCTTAGAGCTTCGCCGCCAGGTCACCGTGGAACCGGAAATGTGGCGCGAATGGGCCAACGTCATCGCCAACGTCGTACCTGAAGCCACGGATGAAGACCTCAAAGCCGCGACTGACAGGCTCGCAACGTTCACCGGGTTCCTCCACGTCGGTCACCTCGTCCAAGCCCTCCAAGGCGACACGGATGCCGAACGTGCAACACGGGCGGATCGGATCGATAAAGCTCTCCAAACACGCCCGCTGGACACGCCTGACGGCTTGGAGGATGACCCCTTGGCGGCTGTCGCGTGGCGGCGCGCGGCGATCAAAGCCCTAGGCGACGGGAGTGACCGTGAGACAGCCGAGAAACACGCATGGCATGCAATCGGGATGTCACCCCCAATGCTCACACCCCCGAATCCGGCCCCACAGCCATGCTAGGACGCACAAACAGACCCCAAAGGTACCCACACACCATCCCACCTCTAAAAGTCCCTCAAAAACGCATACAGACAACCTGGAAGGAAACCACCATGAGCGCAACAACCACCACCACCGGAAACCTCGGACAAGACCCCGAACTCAAATACACCCAAAACGGCAAACCCTACGCAACCCTCAACATCGGCGCTACGCCACGCCGCTTCAACGAAAACACCCAACAATGGGAAAACCAAGGAGCCGACCTATGGATCCGCGCCGTCATCTGGGGACCCCAAGCCGAAACCCTCACCAACACCCTACGAAAAGGCGACAAAGTCACCGTCACAGGCACCCTCAAACGCGAAGAATACACCCGCCAAGACGGCACACCAGGCGTGGCTCTCGAACTCATCGCAACCCGGTTCCTCGGAAAAATCCCACGCGAAAACCAACCAACCGGTAACACCGGGTATGTGCAACACCAACCCCCAGCAGGCGGCACCCAAAACGACCCCTGGCGACACGACCCACAGCCAGCCCAACAGCCCGCCCAACAGCCCCAACAAAACGCATTCAACTACGACAACCCACCCTTCTAAAGGAACAACACCATGACAACAACAAACCTTCCCGAATGGTTCCCACAGTTCCAAAACGAACTCAACGACGACATCAACAACGGAGCAAAAATCGACTGGACACGCAAACCCGGCGTATACGTCATCGCATACGACACCAAAGAAACATGCCCCGAAGAAGAAGCAGACGAGTACGTATTCATTGACGACTGCGACGAATACACGCCAGACAAGTTCATTCAACTCCTCGCCGAACATGACCCTGTAGATCTCATCTACAAAACATCATGCGACGAAACAGGCCTCAACATGGGACTTCCATGCTCATGCGGAGAATACTGCCAGTGTGACCCCATCGAATTCGACTCACTCGACGACACACAAAGATTCGCAGACAACCAGCCACACGAATTCAACCAACTCAAAAAGAGCTTATACCTAGAAAAAAGCGTTTTGGGTGAATATAAATCCTTAACCGAACTCAGAAGCTACGCGCGAGACAACGGCATCGATGCCAGCCTCATCCCCGTACGAAACACCCAACGCTACCGCGAAGAACAGTTCTTCCTCACAAGGAAGTCATGCGAACGACACCTCACCAAACACGGCCACAAGTACGAAGGCACAGGCCACCACGCATACGCCCAATACCCCTACCGCAACGACGAATACATGCGCCTCATCGCCTTCCTCGCATCCATCGACCTAGACAAATCAACCATCATCATCGACCAAGACCGCTACGACTACCTCAAAGACCGGTAACCCGAACACTAAGAAAAGGCGAACATGCCACAACGCATCCAACGCAAACGCAGCAAAGGCTGGCGGATGCCCGACTGCACATGCGGGCAAGGCAACCCACACAAAGCCGTGTACGTGGGAAGGGGGACCAAGTGGGGTAACCCGCATGTCGTTGAACGGGAGCATATCGGCGCCTGGTGTGTACAAGGCCCATGCAACGAATGGGGCCTTCTCTCATGGGAAGGATTCTTCGCCACAAAAACTCAGGCACTAGAACACGCAGCCTTCCTATACGACACAGGCTGCCACACGTGCGCATGGCACAACATGGACCTCACACCACTACAAGGACACGACCTCGCCTGCTGGTGCCCACCAAACCAACCATGTCACGCAGACACACTCCTTAGAGAGGCCAACACATGACCAATCCAAACATGACGATCGACGAATGGCTAGCCAGCCGAAACGACGCGGTCCGTATCAACGACAACACCGTTTTCCTCGCGATGCAACCGGCTGATGATCGTGACAGCACGTGGGTACCCGATGGGCCCGTGTGGACAGAGGAGGACATTAAATGACCACCATCGATCTCATTAGACACCTACACGCCACAGCTTCCAGCATCAACACCACGACTGCCTACGACCGTTTCGAAGCAGAACAACAACTCAAAGACAACGCCTACGGCTTTATTGATGTGCTGCTTGAAGAAATCGACAGGCTCACCGCCATTTCACAACAGCAGCAAACCCCCAGGCAACCTCATGAAAATTAAGCTCCAACTCACGCTCGGGTTCACCATCACCCCCAACACCACCGAACCCGAAATCGAACCACAGCCCACGGGCTCAGAAGCCCTTGTCGAACACGCCAACCACGACTCCACCCCACGAATACTCGGCTTCACCGCCAACCCGGAGCCCTCGCCCACGTGGGACGACGAATAACACCCACACCCCGGTAAAATAGAACACACGTTCGACCTTTTAGGAGAATGCGCGAATGACCTCACCAAAAAACGCGGCTCACATGCTCCACGACCTCCACCAGTGGGCACCCCTACTCACCAACGCCGCCACCACTCTCCTATCACCTAGAGCAGGCACCCCAAACACGCACACACCCCACACCCACCGCGATCTTGGGGACCTACTAGCCCCCATCCTCGACGCACCCGACGAAGGCGCACCAGCCCTGCGCACCCACGCACAAATCACCGCATGGGCCACCACCTGGGCCGAATGCGCCGACCTCACCAGCTACACGTCCCATCCCCTGCTTGCACTCGCCAATGCTGCCCCAAGGCTGGCTGAACACTGGAAAGACTGGGAATCATTCACCGACGACCTAACACTGCTCCACGCCCGCACAGCACGACTCACCGGCCACACACCGCGCACCATCGGCCCATGCCCCACACGCGGCTGCATGGAAACAGTCACTCAACAACAAACCCGACGCGGCGCAGAAGGCCCCCTCGAATGCCCACGCGGCCACACCTGGACCACCCTCAACAACTACCGCAAAGACGCAGCTAGGATCATCACCAAACCCGGCGTCATCTTGACAGCAACAGAAATCCACGACATCTACCCCGACCTCAACAGGGAACGCCTCAAAAAATGGGCACAACGCGGAAAAATCACCCGCAACACGCACGGATACGACCTCGCCGAAATCAACGCACTCATGCAAAAAATGTGCTAGTGTCCCCATTCGTAGGGACAAAGTGTCTCCACATACAACAAACGGCCAGCCACCCAGCACCCCACCACAAGGGCCTTGGGCAACAGACTGGCCGTTTCCCACACCAGCGCACTATGCGGCAGCTACACTCAAGGCATGAAACGCACACCTGCGCTTATCACCACTTCAGCCCTCGCCCTTTCCTTCACGCTTGCCGCGTGCAGCCCAGCTACATCAGGCGACAAAAAAGCCTGCGAACTACTCAAAACCGGACAAACCATCGTCGAGGTCGAACTACAGGCCGTATTAGATAAAAAAGACGCAGGCAAGCCATACAAAGAAGAACAAAAAAACCTGCAAAGTGCCTTCACCTACTACGATACAAACCTCAAGGATGCTGTTGCACAAGCAGATGACCCAAAACTGTATGAAAGCCTGCGCATGATGCACCAAATCGGTGCCGGAAATTTAGATGAGGACCTTGGGGTAGCGTTCGAACTAAGCCAGAACCGCGCGTTCGAACGGTGCCAAACACTCGGTGCCGACGTAGAAAAACTTAAACTATCCGGCAAGAAAACAACCTAACACCACACGGACGGCCCCCGGTTCCCAGACGGAACACCCGGGGCTACTTTTTCTGTTCCTTTTGTCCAATGTTCTGAGCGGTTTGCCTACTCATTCCAGCGGCTCGCGCAATGTCGTTCCACGAAACACCTGCGCCTCTTGCCTCAAGGATGAGACGGTTCCTTAGTTTCACTAACGCACGCTGGTCCTCTAGTTGTTGAGCTACTGCTCGCAGTTGGTTTAACGTTTCCTTACGACTCACATCTATAGATTATATGCACACTTGTGTAAGTAAGTGACAAATAATCTTGCAAGTATACTCAGATAGGTATACAATTAGATGTGAACTCCCCACCAACAGTCAAGGGGTAACAGTGACTACCACAATCAAAGGCCAACCACCCTCCACCGAAATCCGCAAGCGTCTCAAAGAAGAGGGCCGCACCGTTTTGGTCTCGATGAGTCTTGGAAAAGATGCTATCGCAACCGCGCTCGCGCTCCAAGAAGAAGCCGTCCCCTTTGAGATGGCTTACCTCTACTACATCCCAGGCCGTGACGGGAAGCGGACCCTCGATTTCATTCATGACACCATCAATGACCTCGAAGGCGTGTTCGGACAAAAAATCCACCTCTACCCACACCCAAGCCTCTACAGATGGCTTAACAACTTTGTTTTCCAACCCCCCGAACGGCTCGCAGTCATCGAAGCCGCTCAGCTACCAGAAGTCAAATACTCCCAACTCTGGGATCTCATCAAGCAAGACCTGGACCTCCCCACAGACACATGGATCGCCGACGGCGTGCGCGCAGCAGACAGCATCGTTCGTCGCGCATCGCTCTCTAGGCATGGGATCATGAAACCTAACAATCACAAAGTTTCACCCATAGCTGACTGGCTTAAATCCGAAGTGCTCGACATCATTGAGCGTCACAACATCACTCTCCCCATCGACTATGAGTGGTTCGGTAGGTCTTTCGACGGCATCGACTACAGGTTCATTGAACCACTCTCCCGACACGCACCCACCGACTATCAACGCATACTCGACTGGTTCCCCCTAGCAGAACTCGAACTCCTCCGGAAGGCCAACTGACAATGGCGATCATCAAAAAGCCCGCCACCGCCGGCAGGCAATCAAAGAAAATCGTTCGTCGCACCAAAAAATCAGACCCCACACCCGACCCACTCGCCAATGTCGAATACACCGACAGCCTCGAAGAGGATGCTGCCCGTGAACTCACCGCACTTGAAGAGGGCTACCGTGAGCGCGCCGCGAATGAGAAAAAGCGATTCATAGCGGCAACCGATTCTGAGTATTGGTTTTGCGTGTCATTCCAAGACCGCGAAGAAAAAGAACGATTCCTCAAAGCCATTGGAATGACTGGCCGAAACGCTCCGGACAAGTACATAACCGGTCAGCAGCTCGCCGACACTCTGGGCATCAGCTACTGACCCCACCACAACCCCACAGTCAACCCCAACACCATCCCGGTGTTGGGGTTTTCTCATGAGAAAGGAACCCTCACCATGCGAAATGCACTCCGAAGAGCGGGCCGAGCGATCCGCCGTGCCATGTCCGGCGTTCGTAATCGATTCTCAAGGTCGCATTCATCTGGAAGCACCTCTGGATCGGTGTAATGAAACAGCCCCCCCTGGATGCTCACCCCATCCAAGGGGGGCGCCCCGTCCATGACAAACGCCAGGAGCGCAACATGGGTAAAAACAAGAAGAAAACCAGCACGCCAACGAAAACCCGTATCACTGAGCATCGTCGTAAACGCATGAACGAAGCCCTGCAATACCGTATCGCTGGAAGCACATACAGGGAAATTGCTCAGGAAATGCATATCAGTGTTTCCACAGCTCACATCTATATTGAGGATGCGCTTAAAGAAATCACTCGAGAAAACGCAGACCAGGTATTCACACTGGAACTGGCAAGGTACGACGAGATGCTCAACGTCTGCTACGCCCAGGCCCTCCAAGGTGACTTGTTCGCTGTAGACCGTGTCATCAACATCATGACTCGGATTGAGAAGCTTCACGGTGTTGAAGCTCCTAAGGCTCAAGACGATACTGCTGAAACTGCGTCCATGCTTAAACAACTGCTTGCCACCAGTTTGGAACGCATCGCAAAAGACGACTAAGGGGGACGACAGGTGGAGCTGTCCCTTAAGCAAATCAAATCGTGGGATGCCTCCACGAGCCGCGATCATTTCACCCTTTGGGATGGTGCTATCCGCTCAGGTAAAACCATCATCAGCATCATGAGCTTCCTGTCATGGTTGGCTTCAGCTCCGCATGGCCCTGTGGCCATCCTTGGCAAAACTCGAATAACGATTATCCGCAACGTCCTTGACGTGATCGCCATGATCGAACCTAAAGCCATTGGCGGATACGGTTTGAATTCTGATCGGGTAAAGATCATGGGCCGGTGGGTGTGGATCATTGGCGCTAACGACGCTCAAGCCGAATCAAAAATCCGTGGGCTCACCCTTGCAGGCGCATACGTTGACGAAGCAACACTCCTACCTGAAGCAATGTTCGTCCAACTTCTTGGCCGCCTCTCAGTCCAAGACGCAAGGCTTTTCGCCACCACGAACCCGGATTCCCCGGCTCACTGGCTGAAAACAAACTACATTGACCGTGCTCATGTTCTTCAAGACTGGGGTTTCCACCATTTCACAATGGACGATAATCCGGGTCTTACCCCCGAATACATCGCGGCCAAGAAGAAAGAATTCACCGGCCTGTGGTACCGCCGCTTCATTCAAGGCGAATGGGTGTCCGCCGAAGGCGCGGTCTATGACATGTGGGACCCGGAAAAACACGTGGTGGAATGGGACGAACTACCACGCATGGTCAACGCCTACGCCGTTGGTATCGACTACGGCACACAAAACCCCACAGCAGCACTGATCCTAGCTATGGGCGAGGACGGCATCCTCTATTTTGTTGACGAATGGCGTCTCGACTCAACCAACCGAGGTCACGGAACATGGACCGACGCCGAACAATCCCAAGCACTGCTCAACTGGCTCCACACCACAACACACGCGCCACGCATGGATGTTCAACCCCGCCGAATCATCGTTGACCCCGCCGCCGCGAGCTTCAAGGTCCAACTCAAACAAGACGGCGCATGGGGCCTCACCGACGCTAACAACGACGTCCTCTACGGGATCCGCCTCATGGCGAACGGACTAAACGCCGGGTGGCTCAAAATCGCCAACCGTTGCCAAGGCCTCATTAAGGAAACCCCCGGCTACTCCTGGGACCCCAAAGCCCAAGCAGCCGGAACAGACAAACCCATCAAAACCGCCGACCACAGTCTCGACGCAGCACGCTACGCCCTAGCAACCACCGAACGCTTGTGGCGCAGAACCGTAGACGATACCGCCCATAGATTCACCCACACCCCATGAAGGAGGCCCTAGGTGCCGCTCCCCGCAAACAACACGCCCTGGCCCCCGAAAAACTGGCAACCCATCACCACAAAAATGGCCGAATGGGAAGCATGGTGGCTGGGTGACCCAGATAAACTCTGGAAGGTCTACCACGGCCAACAGGCAGACTCCACACGAAACCACCAACGGCGCACAGGCCTACGTGCCCTCCTGTCCCGATTCTTCTGGGGACGCACTGTCACCGACCAACACCACCCATCACGCAACGACCTCCACGTACCCATCGCGTCGGACCTATGCGCAACCTCCGCTGACCTTCTGTACGCCAACCCACCGTCAATCACCGCAGCTTCGGAGGCCACCACCACCCAGATTGAACGCTACATTGACGACGGTCTTTTTGAGCAGCTCCTCACAGGAGCAGAAACCGGCGCAGCATTTGGAGGCAGATACCACCGCGTCACGTGGGATCGGACAATCGCTGATCGCCCATTCCTCACCACGGTAGACGCTGATTCCGCGTTGCCAGAATTCCGCTGGGGCCGTCTTGTCGCTGTCACATTCTGGACGGTCCTTGAAACCGACGGGTCACGGGTGTTGCGCCACTTGGAACGCCACGAACTCAACCCCGCCGGTATGGGGCTCACGTTCCACGGTCTTTACGAGGGCACATATGACAACCTCGGAATGCTCCGTCCCCTCGCCGAGCACCCCGTAACCGCACCCCTAGCCGAAGTAGTCGGAATGGACGGTTACATCACCGACGGCATCACCCCTGGCTTGGCCATCCAATACGTCCCCAACCTCACGCCCGTGCGCAGGTGGCGCGACCACCACCAAGCCCGCAACCTTGGACGCTCCGACCTTGACGGTATTGAGGGTCTCATGGACGCACTCGATGAGGTGTATTCAGCATGGATGCGAGACATACGCCTAGGCAAGGCCCGCGTGTTTGCTGATCGAGACATGCTCGACCAGACTTTCGACAACGGCGGTGGAGCGTTCAACCTCGACCAAGAGGTGTTTACGCCACTCGAAGGTCTGGCCGGGTCTATGGCTGACACCGTGCCCATTCAGGCCCAACAGTTCACAATCCGTTGGCAAGAACACCAACAAACCGCCCTCGAACTCACACGCCGAATTCTGCGAGCAGCCCGATACTCTACGGCCTCGTTTGAGGACACTCCCGACACGGACATCACCGCAACCGAGGTTATCGCACGCCAAGCGCAAACCAACACGACGAGGAACCGCAAGGCGAGACTCGAAAAACCCGCCATACAAGCATTAATCGTGAAAATGCTGGCCACCGACCAAGCCGTCTACAACACGCCCGGCCTAGACCCAACAGACCTCGCGGTCACCTTCCCCAGGCTCGTTGAAGACACCACCAACACCCTGGCACAAACCGCCGCCACCTTGCGGTCGGCTGAGCTGATGTCCATCGAAACAGGCGTGCGCATGACACACCCGGACTGGGACCAAACCCAAGTGGACGCAGAAGTCGCCCTCATTAAGGAATCACAGCCGCTCGCATCCCCGGACGCGTGGAGGCCCGACGCGGAGGACATAACCGACAGTGAGCCTCAATCCGATTGACGCCCGCATCGGCGCCCAAACCGTGGCCGACCTCGTGCGAGATGTCGAAGACCGCCTCATCCTAGAAATCGCGAAAACCGCATCGAAAAACCTCGGCGCAAAATGGTACTCAGTACGCCGTTTCGCCGAGGTAGCGGCCTTTCGTGCTCGCATCGAATACCTGCTGGGCCGCGACTGGAACGAAGTCCTCGACCAAGCCCAGCGTGTTCTTGACATGGCTGCTGATGCGGGACAAGGCCAAGCCCGCATGGACATCAGGGCCCAAATGGCCACAGGCAACATCAACCCCACGCTGGACGCTCAAACAGTATCGGGCCTGTCCGCTATCGCTGCTGACACGCTAAAAAACCTCACCGGCCTGCCCGCCCTGATCCTCAGGGACGCTGTAGATGCCTATCAGAAAGCGATGGCAACACCTGTTACCGAAGTTGCTTTAGGGGCGGTGACCCGCCTGCAAGCAACCGAGGACGCGCTTCAAGAGTTCGCCTCACGTGGAATCAAGTCCTTTATGGACAAGTCGGGTAGGCGTTGGCGCATCGACTCCTATGCGGAAATGGCGGTCCGTACAGGAGCTATGCGGGCCATGCGCCACGGCTACGACCAAACCCTCACCAACTCTGGCCTTGATCTTGTCATGGTCACAGGGCACGCCTACACCTGTTCCAAATGCGCGCCCTGGCAAGGCTCCATCCTCTCCCTTACCGGACAAACCCCAACAGGCACCAACCTCTTACCCTCCACCATTGACCCCGACCAAAAAGTGCGCGTAAGAGTGGACGGGACAATGGACCAAGCTAAAGCCGAAGGCTTGTTCCACCCCAATTGTGAACACTCCTACAGCCTCTATCTCCCAGGCGTATCCAAGCCTTACCCCAAAGGAGGAGACGGCGACCAACACACCTACGACGCGTCCCAAAAACAACGCGCCTTAGAACGGGAAATCAGGAAGAAGGAGCGCGAACTCGCAGCCGCGCTCACACCAGAGACAGCAACGAAGAAACGCTCCGAAATCCGACGTCTACAAGCCAAAATACGCGACCTGTTAGCCGACCATCCCAAGTTGCAGCGCTTACGTTATCGCGAACAGAACATGAAAGCTGCTTTGAGGTTCAAGCGCACAAAACCAGCGCCAGGAAAACCTGCTTCAAGTCAAAAACCAAAACCGCTTGAGGACCCTTTGTACAAGCTTGAACGAACCAAGCGGGGCAAAGTCAAGCCCGGAAAAGTAACTATTCCACCAGACCTTTCAAAGCCCCCTGAACCGCACGAGCTTGCGACAGCCCAAACGCTCGCGTCTTATGGTGTTGATGTGGCTTTTCGAAAAGAGGAGCACGGTGACCACGTGAAGAACCCGGACGTGACAATGTTTGGGCAAATCTGGGAGTTCAAAGGTCCGAAAGGTGCCGGAAAAGACACCATTAGCAAACAATTTAGGCGAGCCAAGAAACAATCGGGCAGACTGGTTATTGATCTCGCCCGCTGCGGCCTCTCCGACGATTTTGCAACCGGGCAGATTATCAGGAGATTCAAGGGGCAGGCTGAAATACAAAAGCTCATCATCGTTGACAAGGAAAAACGCTTGAAAATCTTGCGTCACACCGATAAACTATCTTCATAGGCGAGGGAAGCCAGCCAGGCCACCATTAAGGGAGAAATCCTGGGCCAGGCCTCGGGTCCCTCGCCTAACTTGTTCAATCAACAATATTGACCACCCGCACCATTGATGGTTGCGGGTTTTCTTATACCCAAAAACAGGACCAACCCGGTCCCCGACATCACCAGGAGTGAAAGAGGACATGTCAGACACCACCACAACCAGCGACACCACCGAAGCCACTGAAACCACACAGCAGGACACGGGGCAGCAGACCGTGGAAACATCGGGAAAACCCGATACCACCACCGGCGAAGCAAAACCCTCCAAGGGTGAAGGCCTCCCCACCGACATCGCAACCCTGCATGAAATGATCCACCACCTGCGAGGCGAAGCCGCTTCCAACAGGGTCAACGCCAAGCAAAAGGCCGCTGAAGAGGCCGAGCAAAACCTCGCGCGCAAGATCGGGCAAGCACTGGGCCTGACCCCCACCGATGATGAGAAGCCAAGCGTTGAAGACCTCACCGCAAGGGTCGCCCAATCCGAAGCCGCCAGGACTAAGGCTGAAACGCTCCTCGCTGTATATCAGGCCGCTCAGGGGATCGCTGACGCGGACATGCTGATCGACTCAGCCAGCTTCCACAACACCCTCGCCGACATCGACACGTCCAACCCCAAGGCCGTCGCCGACGCGATCAAAGCTTTCGTGACTGAGCATCCCAAGTTCAAGCCCGTCCAGGCGACGGGACAATCCAGTGTTGACCACGCCGCCGGGAGCGGCGAAGGACACATCACTCTTGACCAATTCAAAGCAATGAGCGGTCAAGAGCGTCAGGCGCTCTACGCCTCCAACACCGAGCTTTATACGCAACTCGCCGACAAGCTCTAAACCCACACGCTGCCACAACCAAACCCCGATGACCCAAGCGGATATCGGGGTTTGACCATGAAAGGAACACATAATGGCAACCACACTTTCTGAAAACCTCTACAGCCCCGACGTGTGGGCTGACATCGCCCGAGAAAACTTCAAAGGCCAGGCCATCGTCGGCGCTTCCCCTGCTGTACTGACACAAGATACCCTCGCAGGTAAGCCCGGCGAGACCATCGTCTTCCCCAAGTGGGGACTCCTGTCTGAAATGGGGGACCTGACAGAAAACGTCCCGATGGACACCGAAGCTCTTACCCAGACTTCCTCCCGAGCGACCATTAAGGAAGCTGGCAAGGCTGTTGAAATCACCGACACAGCACAGCTTGTCGGTGTCGGCAGCGCTCAGGATGAGGCGTTACGCCAGTTCGGTATCCTCGCCGCCCGAAAGGTAGACGCCGACCTGATTAAGGCCGCAACCGAAGTCATCACCCAGGGCATCGAAAAACGAGACGGCACCAAGACCGACTCCAAGCCCTACCAGGCATCGGCAACCGGCGGGCTGACATGGAACAACATCGTTGATGCCATCAGCGTTTTCGGCGACGAATGGGAACCCGAAGAATTCGCTGGACTCTACGTCCGATCCGAGCAGCGCGCCCAAATCATGAAGGACGAACAGTTTATTCGCTCTACTGAAACCTCCGCCGGTGGCGCGGGCACGGTGGTCCAGCGCGGCCGCATCGGTGACATCGCAGGTGTCCCCGTGTTTGTGACGAACCGCCTGACAGCAAACCACGCGGTACTCCTCAAACGCAACAGCCTTGGCTTGCTGTACAAGCGTCGCCCTGTTGTGGAGATGGACCGTGACATCCTCAAGCGCGCAACGGTCATCACGACGAACATGCACTACGCGGTTAAGCGCCTGTCCGACCAGGGCGTTCTCGACATCACTCTTGCGGGCTGAGGCATGGGGATGTTGTTGCGTCGCTACCATGAGCAGCCCGTCGGGGCCGTAGCGGAGCCGGATAAGCCAGAGCCGGACAAGCCCAGCGGGGCCGTAGCGGAGCCGGATAAGCCCGCACACAAACGGACCTCGAAGGCAAAAGCCAACTAAAACGTGTCACCACGACCCAATCCACCCCTGTTTTGTGGTGACGGTTTCTGGTCCTTACCCACCATAAAACCGGGTCGTGGTGACGCTCAGCCGCGTTGGAGGACACATGCTCACAATCACCCCAGATGATTACACGCAGTGGCGAGAAAACAACGGGTTTTCTACCGCGCCGCCTTCGGTTCCAGCAGAAAACCTCAGAAGCGCCGTCCTGCTCGTCGCCCAGTACCTTTCTAAGTCCACGCCTATCAAAGGTGACTCTCGCAAGGTCATCATCGACGCAGTATGCACCCAAGCCCGATTTTGGGTTGATACCGGGATCACACCATTTACTGAGGGAGTGCAAGCCGGAGGGAAAGTTGTTGCCTCGGCCTCGCTCAACGGCGGGTCCATCTCATATGCGGATACTCTCCAGGCGAAAGTATCCAACCGTGAGAAAGCCGCCGAGACCCTGTGCCTGGAAGCCCGAATCCTCTTGCGTCTAGCTGGGGCGAACCTCAAGCACCCACAGGTGATCGGATAGGCAGGCCGAAAGTGAACGTTCTCGACATTTTCGGAGTCCACACCATCACGATTAACCGGATGAAGCAAACCCCCTACGGGCCTAAACCCGTTTCGGGGGAACCCCTATCAGGGTGCTTCGTCACAGAAAATCTCAAGCTCGTAAGAAACAGGCAAGGCGCGGAGGTGATGTCAACCGCACAGGTTGCGGTACCCCACTCCACCCTCACCAGTATCGACGATCAGCCCACGGTAACGCTTCCCAGCGGCAGGACCGCACGCATTATCTCGGTTTCATACGGAAACGCTGGTGGCCTAGATATGCCTGAGCATGATGTGCTCTACCTCGAATAGGAGACCCAGTTGTCACACGTGAGATTCGAGTGGCGCGGCAACCAAGCCTCGGCGGCCACCCAGGAGGCAGCCGCGCGTGGACTGAGGCTCGCCGCTGAACACCTACGCGGTGTATCCCAGCAGGCGGCCCCCATCCGTGAGGGCATTCTGCGAGCATCCGCCACTGTAACCATGAGCATGGATCAAACTACCGCAGCCGTTTCCTACGACACTCCCTACGCGGTCGAACAACACGAGGAACTGGGCTACCGGCACCCCAAGGGTGGGCAAGCCAAATACCTCGAAGGCCCGGCAAGGGATGAGAAGAACACCATGACTCAGATCATCCAAGCTCACCTCAAACGCATCGGAGGTGCCTAATGACCGGTTTACGCATGGTGATTGACGCGGTAGGGACCTACCTCACAGGTGTTGGGATTGCGTTTTGGCCAGGAACTGACGGCGAATACCCCGAAAGTTTGACTAAGCCACCGGTGTTCGCCAAACGACTCCCACCCACCCCAGTTGAGGCGGTGGCCATCAACGCGTATTCACGCGAACAGTCACCTAATCCCGGTGACAACACCATCCGAGTGTGTTTTCAGGTGCGCACCCGCGCACCCTACGACGCAGACCCCCTAGCCGACGCGGTTGTCCACGCTTTACACGGCCTACACCACCAGACGTGCGCGGATCTGACTTTTGACCGCGTTCGGCATTTATCTACAGCGCAACTTGGCCTCACTGACACGGGGGCCGACGAACGCACTGACAATTTTGAGGCACTTCTCCAACTCTGAAAGGAACACCCCACACCATGTCTGAAGAAACTCCCACAACCAATATTGGTTTCTCTTACGAGCACGGAATCGACGTTAACCTCGCTAAACCAAGTGAGGAAGCTAAATGGCAGGCCGTGCGGTTTGCTCAGGTCATCGCCCCCACCACGGAAGCAAAGACCGTGGACGGAGCAACCTATGACGATAAGGGCGCTGACCACCCAATTAAGACCGGCGAGTCGTGGAACATTCAGCTCACCGTTCAGCAGCACCGTGATGAGACCGGCGCGTATTTGCCTGAGGTAGAAAAACTCAAGGCCGCGACCGAACCTGACGCCAACGGTAACCTTTCCACCGTTGAAGTCCGTTGGTATGATAAACCCTCCTCGGGTAAACCCAACAAGGATGACGCATACCAGGGTGTCGCGACTGTGAAAATGAGCCGAGCCAACACCGGTGTCAACGAACAAGGAGCCTTCCAGTTTGAACTGTCAGGCCAAGGCCCACGCAAGAAAATCGTCAACCCGCTGACCTCCCAGGACTGATCGACACTCCTGTTAGACGTGTGGCCCCAAGGGAAGCGGGCGGGGAACACCGCTTCCCTTGGGGCCACACCCACACATTCCCCAACATTTTTAAGGACCACACAATGCTTGACCTCACCACCTACCTGCCCAAGCCGTTCGAAATGAAAGCAGACCGGTGGACCATCACCTCGCCGGTACCCAACGTGGAAACCGGCAAAATGATTACCGCCTTCCAATCCCTCCAAGCCGAGCAGTTCCGCCGTGCCCAAGCCGGAGAAGACCCCCTCCTTACAGACACGATCCCCGGATGGCCAGAAACCCTCGAAGAACAAGCAGACCTCGTGCTCGGCGGCGGCGAATACGAACGCCTCACTCAGGACGGGTGCCCACCAGCATTCATCGAAGCAGCCCTCCTGTCGGCTATCGTCTACTGGGCTAACGGCGGAAGCGAAGATGCCGTTTTGTTCTACCAAAACGCCCTACAGGAGCAAAAAGAAAACCCACACGAAGAGGATGCCCACCCAAAAGCTCCGACCCGCAAACCCTCCAAGAATGGGCGGCCTACGGCCAAGGCCAGCCAATAGCCCAAGGCGCAGACGGCACCCCAATTTATGCGTCCTACAAATCCCCACCAGGAAACACGCCCGAACGTGGACACATTGACTGGTGGAGGATCATCACCAACTGGCACCTCGTCATAGCTGACCTAGCCGAAACCTACGGGGTCCACGAATGGGACACGTCAGGAGCGCCGTGGCCGCAGTACCGCGCCCTTGTGATTGACGCGATCAACCACCCCCACACAAGGACCCACCACCTTGTAAGCCCGAATTAAATAAAGGAGACCACCCGTGTTCAACGTCGGCGAACTCGCGTTCTTCCTCACCCTCGACGACACCCAATACAAGCGGGGCATGAACAACGCGGGCACCCTCGCATCTAAAACCGCGAGCATCGCCAAAGGTGCGGGCCAAACTATCGCCTCCACACTCACCGCAGCAGCAGCATCGGCGACTGGTCTTGGTGTGGGCTTGTTAAAAACAGGTGGCGCTTACAATTCTCTACAGCAAAACTCCCGCGCCGCGTTGAAAACGCTTCTCGGTTCCCAAGAAGCCGTCAACCGGCAGATGGAGAAACTCAACGAACTGGCCTCGCGGTCACCGTTTTCCAAATCCGTGTTCATCCAAGGACAACAACAACTCCTTGCCTTTGGTATGAGCGCCAAGAAGGTCATCCCCACCCTCGACGCCGTACAAAACGCTGTCGCAGCCACCGGTGGGTCCTCTCAACAGCTGTCTGACCTCGTGTTTGTTATGGCCCAGATTCAGGCCGCAGGGAAAATCACCGGCCAGGACCTCCTCCAAATGGGACAACGCGGGGTCAACGCCGCTGAACTCATCGGCGAAGCAATGGGCATGAGTGTCGCCGAAGTCAAAGACGCGATCTCAAAAAACCAGATTTCTGCCACCCGAGCATTGGACGCCATCACTCAGGGGATGACGAAGAAGTTCGGTGGAGCAACAGACCTCATCAAGCAGCAGTGGAGCGGCGCTGTAGACCGTATTAAAGCAGCCTGGCGTGACACCGGCTCTGTGATAGCCGAGCCGTTCATCGACCCCAACGGCGGAGGGCGGGCCGTCGTATGGGCAAACCTTGTTGCCGATACGATGCGGTCCTTGCAAAAGCATGTAACCACCGTGATGGGTGAGATTAAAGCCAAGGGTGGACCAGCGTTCGACACGATTACCAACGCTCTACGGCAGGTGAACGTTCAGGTCCAAAAATTCAATATCCACGGGCTGATTAACCAGATAGAAAACCTGGGTAAATACACGCCACTCCTGTCGGGCGTGTCCACTGCCCTCCTCGCGGTGGGATTAAAGCCACTGCCATACCTGGGACAGCTCGGTATGGGTCTCGGCCCTGTTATCGCCGGTGTTACGGCCCTGGCAGCCACGCACCCGGAGTTACGGAAAGTCGGGGACGCGTTTGTTCAAGCCCTCGCACCAGCAGGCCCGCATCTTGCTCAGGCCACTAAAGCCGCAGCAGACCTCGCAGTCGAACTCATCAACCGGCTCGCGCCGTCCCTCATAGACGTCGCCAAAGGAGCAGGAGAATTCCTCGCCGACCTTTCCCCGCTCGTCCCAGTGTTTGTCAACGTTATGCGGGCGGGGCTGCCACTTGTTGAAATGGCCGCAAAACTGGCTTCAACAATCGCAAAGCTTCCCACGCCACTACTGGCCGCCGTCGCAGCGGTCATCGCATTCCACGGGCCGTTAACCGTCTTAAAATCTGGAATCATTACAGCGTTCAAAGGATTTGTCACAGCGAAAAACTACCTTTTCGACTTCGTGGCAGCCACACGCCAAATGGCAATCGAACAGAACGTGTCCGCGCCCATGATCGGTGCAAAAGCAGCAGTCCACGGCCTCAAAGGAGCATTATCAGCATTACTCGCTCCCGCAAACCTTGTCGGGCTTGGACTAACAGTACTCACCGCCGTTGTCTCTGCGTTTATCGCAGCCAAAGCCGAGGCAAAACAGCAGGTAGAAGAATTCGCACAAACACTGGACGCTGAAACTGGTGCGATAACAGAAAACAGTCGTGCGTGGATCGCTAAGAAACTCCACGAAAATGGATTGATTGAAGACTATGAATCCCTCGGAGGGGTTGCCTCAGACCTCACCGACGCAATTCTTGGAAACGCTGACGCAACCGAACGATACAACAAGGTTCTCGAAGATAGTAACACTGAGGCGAACAACCTCTACACAACCTTGGGGCCTTTCAATGACCGTTACAGAGACATCCAGGATGCTACAAGCAACCTTATACGCGAATATCCCAAATTATCGAAAGTAGTCCGGGAAGGAATTACTGATAAAGAAGCTGAAACTCGTGCCACCAGAAATGTAACAGATGAGCTCAAACGCCAACGCGAAGCGGAAGAGGCGATTATTGATGTGCAAAAGAAACGCGCCGCCGCCCAAGGTGACCTCACTATGGCGAACTACCGAGCACACGATGCCCAAGAAGCACTCAACCAGCTCATCACCGACGGTGTAAGAATCACCCGCGACAGTGCTGGCGGCATCGATGAATACGCCGAATCTTCGCGGAAACTCATCGAAGCAGGCAAAAACAGTGCCGACGCGTTCAATACTCAGATGGAAGCGATGGTCAAAGCCGGAGCATCACAGTCCGAGTTGGACGCGAAAACTGCCGAGAATATTGAGACGCTGCGCCGTCAAGCCGAAGCATTTGGACTACAAGGTAAGGAAATAGACTGGTATATCGAAAAAATCGGTCTGGTTCCCGAATACAAATCCACCATATTGGACGCGGACACGAAAGAAGCCTTGGCAAAAGCCGACAAGCTTGTCGCGGAAATCAGCGACAAGAACGGCACTGTCACGATCTTTTCTAACGGTGACCCAGCGGTGGACAACCTCATGAAACTCCTCCAGTTAACCGAAACTTCCGAGGGAACATACACGATTAACGCTAAAGACGACCCGGCTATGGCGACCCTCTTGGCATCAATCGGTGAGGTCAACACCGCTTACGGAACCATCACCATTAACGGCAACAAGATCCCAGCCAACGACGAACTTCTGCGGATGATTAACAAAATCAACGAGTCAAACGGGACGACGAAGATTCACGCTAACGCGATTGAGGCCATAAAAACTCTCACGAACACGAAAATCTCGATCAATAAGTCAAACGGGACGGTCACAATTTCCGGTCGGGACGAGGCAACAGGTCTTGCCGACACCATTGTCCAGACGATTAACGGGAAGACCGCGTACATCAGACTCTACGGCCAGCGTGTCGCCAACGGCTACCAAGGTGGCATCACGATGGCTGATGGTGGCGTGGTCAACTATTTCGCTAATGGTGGTTTCCAAGGGGAAAACCACGTCGCGCAGATCGTCCCTGCCGGATCATGGCGTGTTTTCGGTGAACCTGAAACCGGTGGGGAAGGCTACATCCCGCTTGCCTTATCCAAGAGGAAACGGTCGCAGGAAATCATGGGGGAAATCGCCCGCAGGTTCGGTGATCTGTACATCCCAGGCGGTGGGAGACGCTACGCCAACGGCGCAGTGGAAGGGAAAACCAACACTGCCTCAGCGTCAACCAACGTGTATTTCACGCAGAACATTCAGCAGGCGTTCACTAAGCCCGACTCTGAAGCCGCGTCCGAGGGTGCGGTCACGGCACGTCTTTTTGGAGGACTCTAAGAATGCGAACCATCCAAGAGCCACGCGGAGCGGCTATGAACGGTGTGGAACTTGTTGACCCGGATCGCCGTTGGCTGCTCCTACACGCCACCGGGGAGCGTCCTCAAGCACCTGTCACCATTGTTACGTCAAGTGTGCCATCCCTCGATGGGGCGTTCACTCCGCCTGCGCGTAGGCCTCTTGGGGTGGCGCAAATGCTGTTGAAGTTCCTCATCACCCACGCGGGAACCACGCGTGAAGCTGAGCTGCGGGAGTACCGGGATTTAAACCTCGCGGAACTAACCCGCGTCATGCGCGTTGGTGAGGTTTCGACAATGACCTTGGTGATTGGTGGCGTGGAGTGCTCCCAGCGGTGCACGGTGACCGCCAGCGGCGCAGATGAAGAGGCCTCACCTGGGTTCCTTAATGTCCAGTTTCTTGTTCATCTGCTTGACGGTTCGTGGAGTGGTGAACCCGACGTGGAAAAAGTTTCAACTGTGCTCAGCGTGGCTGAGGGCGGGTCTGGTCCAGTGCGCCCCGTGTGGCGTGTTGAGGGACCAGCGCAAGGTTTCCGCGCCACACAAAACGGGCAAACCATCTGCGAATGGTCAGGTTCCATCACCAGTAGTCAGGCGGTCATTATTTCCGGTTGGGAATCGTGGATTATCCCCAAGACAACCCCCTCCTGGTGGGAAACCCCCCTCATGCCGTTGACGACACAAGTCATCGAGTCTCAGCCGCTCCTGCCCACCCCAGAGGGTGAATATCCAGTTGACGTGTACATCGATGGGGTACTCCAAACGTCACAGTCGAGTCGCGTTTATGCGCACGCGGGCATGTCGTTCATTTAAACTACGGAAGGCACAGGTTTCTTCGTGAGCACTATCGATGGTGTGAAACTCCTCGTTTACAAGCCCTGGGCATCAACCCCTGTTCACACGGTCACCCAGATCTCACAAATCGACTGGTCGGGAAGCCTCAACGACCATTCCACCCTGAAAGTCACTCTCCCCGCTGGAAGCACGCAGGCCGACTGGCTGCGCGGCATGGTCGAGGTAGCTTTCCTTGTCCGTATCAACGGCGCGTGGGTGGAACCACCTTCGGCAAGGTTTTTCACAACGGGCGCTGATATGGACCCGGTTAAAGACTTTGGGGCAACCCAGGTTTCTCTTATCGGGATTTCACAGATTCTGCGCTACGAGTCCGTGACGACACCAACCCCTGACAACGAGGAAGGTAAACGAGTTTTCCCCGCGCAATCCCCCGGTTCTATTCTCACTACGCTGCTAGGTGAAGCACGCCAGCGAGACAGAGAATACGGGTTGGACTGGGCTCCCTCCCTAGCGTGGTCATTCACCTCAAGCCGTGACTCCAATGGTGTTGCCTGGGGCAAGAACGCCCGCGTCACGTTCACACCATCAACGACCTTTGAGAAGGTTTTGCAATGGTTGACCACAAAAGGCGCGGTTGATTGGCGTATGAACGGGCGTGAACTACAGGTTTTCCGTGAAAATGCTGGCCTGGCAGCCCAGAACACGTCAGTGGCTTTCATTGACCAGTACGCGGACGCAACCCCGGTGAAAACCTCCTTCGAGGACCTCACCACCCTCGCGCGCTTTCGCGGCAAAGACGGGAAGCAATGGGAGAAAAACAACCCTTATGCCGCCTCAGACTTCGGGCGTATCGTCAGGTGGAGTGAGCAGGGCCAAGTCGAACGCGAAGACACGGCAACGCTCTACCTTGAAGAACTCCTCAAACGCGGTGAGGCACCCCGTAGGCAATACCGGCGAGAATGGACCCTCACCGGGCTTCCCGTTTCCCCTATCCTGTGGGCGGACTTCCACATCGGCGATTGGGTCACTCTAAACGGCCAGCAGCTACGAGTCATCGAAGCTGGCATGAAAATGGACGAGTCGGGTCAGTGGTCATGCTGGGCAACCCTAGGGGACCGTATCGAAGCGTTCCTTGAACGCCTGGCTCGTAAAACAACAGACCTTTCTGACGGCATGGTTGGTGGAGAAAACTCTCCCGTCACAGGCGTAGGGGGACCGCATAATGAAACGGGAACCCCAAAAGCCCCAACCGGGCTGTTGGCCTCATCCGACCCGGTTTCTTCAGGCAACGGAACATTCGCGTCAATCCTGACCCTCGCGTGGGATGCTGTCACCCACACGGTGGACAACAAGCCTGTTGCGATCCGTGAATACTCCGTGCAAGTCACAGAAAACGGTGACCGCACCTACTACTACACGACGCTAAATCCCCACATCAACATTCGTGGCTACCCCGGTGACAGGTGGACAATCCGTGTTCGAGCGAAATCCCACCAAAACGTGTGGGGCGAATGGTCCACCACGCTTTCTCATGTACTTGCAGCAGACAAGGAGCCGCCACCACAACCACTAGCCCCAACAGCCACGACAAGCCTGGGAATCCTCATCATCAAACACTCCGGGCTTTCCTCAACTGGTGGGGCCATGCCCCCAGACGTGTCCTACTGGGATGTTGCCGTCTCCACGTCAGCAACGACTAATCCGCAAGTGGATACGCAGGTAGCAGACGCATCCGGATTCGTGTGGTACCGGTCGGGCCTAGATGTCAACCGTAATTATTACGTCAGGGTCAGGGCCGTTGACACGTCTGGAAACATCGGAGCATGGTCCTCCTACACAATCGCCCAAGTCAGGCCCCTATACGATGCGTCAAAACTTGGGAAAGAACTCGAATCGGCACGTGACCCTATGGGTAACTTGATCGTTCAGATCAGGGAAGCGTCAATCATCGCTCCTGGGGCAATTAAAACCGCCCACCTCGAAGCCTTGGCAGTGTCGGCAGACAAAATCAAAGCCAACGCAATCACCGGCAGTCACATTGCCGCCGGAGCACTCGATGCCTACATCGTTAACGGGGCCGTCATCCAAACCTCTACCACAGCGCGCAGAGGCGTCAAAATCACCTCCCGTGGCCTATACGCCTACGACAACGCTGGGAACGAGACGGTTGCGATCACTGGTGCCACAGGGACGATCAGTGGTTACACCATTAAAGGTGGTGTGGTCGAGCAAAACTCCGGCGCAGACAGTATTCGCATCGCCTACGGTCGGATCACGTTCAGCCACAATAACCAGACTCAGCTTATTATCGACGACGACGGAATGAGCCTGTGGGAAGGCACCAGGAAAATCGGGTACATCGATGCCTCCGCGAAACACGGTGACCCAACCGTTCGTGGCCTGCAAATGAGTATCGACACGACCGGTGACTATGTCTTGTGGGGATACAGGCAAAAGCCCTCGGATGACTACGTCGCCGCGATGCTCACCCTAGATCCTAAAGGCAAATTCTTCACCGGAATGCCAGGAATCCACTTCTCCAGCGACATCTGGCTCAACGGAAACTCAATCCGTCTTTCCAACTCACGAAACTTGGAAATTAAAAGCCAATCGATCAGTACATACCCAAGTATTTCGATCAAATCAAACCGGGGACCAGGACTGAATTTCACCGATTCCGACGTAATGGTCGATTTCGGCGGCCCAAACGTCTTGTCCCTCAAAGAGCTCTTCCGCTCAAACGGCTACTCCGTATAACCCGAAAGGACACCACCAGTGGAACTAGACGCGCAAGACATTATGGCTGCCTACGACGCGCACCTATCAAAACTCACCCGAGACCTCATGCTCGCCCGAGCAACCATCACCGCTTTACAAGCCCGGGTTTCTGACCTTGAAAACACGCAGGCCACCACTGATCGAGAGGCAGAATAATGGCACTCATCCCCTACCCTGCTGATCTTGGGAAATGCCGGATCGTTGGAACCGTGGCAAAACACCTGCCCGATTCTTCCGATCAAGACAAAAACCCTGACCTATATGCTCTTGACGACGAGCCCTTGGTTTTCACGCCCACCGCCAGGCGCGTCCAATTCCGTGGCTCCACACCCATGATGATCACCCTGCCGTCATTTGAAGCACGCATCGATGCCCAAGGGGTGCTACGCGGTGAAGACGGAAGCGCCGGAATCGTTGTTATCGCAACGAATGACCCGAACTGTAACCCCACCGACTGGCAGTACAAAGTCGAATTCAAGAGGGGCCGGAAACTCCGTATCCCCCCGTTCTACATTCACGCCCCCGCCGGTGGGACAGTCGATCTAGGACGCATCATCCCAGCGGACGACGAAGCCGGAACAGTTTTCGTTGCCGATGAATCCGTGGCGGCGCGAGCAGAAAAAGCCGCAGCAGAATCTGAAGCCGTTGCCGCGATTGTCCGAGGCGCAGGCGAGGCAGAAATACAACGAAGCGCCGCTGAACGTGCCCGCGCCAGTGCTGAGGAATCCAGAGCTTCTGCTGAGGCTAAGCGGGTGGAGGAAGAAAACCGGCGGGCATCAGCGGAGTCCGGGCGCGTCAACGCGGAAACCCAACGTATATCGGCTGAAAACAATCGCGGGTTCAACGAGACAAGCAGGACCAACGCGGAAACCCAACGCGCTTTGGCGGAAACCGCACGCGAAACTACGGAAGCCCAACGCCGTGAGGCTGAGTCCGAGCGGGAAAAAAAGGAAAAATCCCGTGCCAGCACTGAAGCCGCGCGCGCGACAGCTGAGCGGCTGCGCGATGAACAGCAAGCGCGCAATAACGCCGACCAGGCCGCGAATAACCTTGCCGCGCAGGGACTCCAAGTCCAAATCCTCCAAGAAAGCCAATACCACGCTCACACGCTTGTTCCAACGATCACCGGGACAACAGGGAAACTGTATTTTGTGCCAGACCCTCATGCGGTTGGTGGGAACTCCTACATCGAGTTCATGTGGATTAATGGCAAGTTCGAGCGGGTGGGCGCGTCAACGGCTAATTTTGAGGGAATCAAAACGTCTTCCATCGACTCGGTTGTCGCCAACAGCAGCCCTGTTGGGGAGCAGGTGCTGACACTTACGGGTCTTTCCTACTGGTGGAGGAAGCTAACGAACATTTTCGCAGGCAAGTCCCACGTGCATTCCGCTTTGGATATTACCTCTGGGACGCTCCCGGTATCGCGTGGTGGTCTCGGAGCTGAAACACCCGTGGAAATGCGAATGGCACGGCAAGCCATTGGAGCAGCATCACAAGAGGACCTAGAAGGAGCAGTAGAAGCCATACAGAACGCGCTCGGACCATTGGCGGAAACCACACCGTGGGAAACCCTGCCGCTAGACGACGGTTGGGTACCCGTAGACGGTCAGACCCCGCGTATCCGTAAGGTAAGCGGCCTGGTGTGTATTGAAGGCGCGGTCAGGCAAGAATCTGGCGGGGATGTTGACAGTATCACGGTAATCCCCTACAAATACCGACCCTCCTCTGGGGAACAGATCATCGGCTCGACTATTGCGAGGACCTTATTCAACTATTCCGATCCAAAACATGTAAACATGTACGTTTCCAACAAGACAGGAAGTCTTTACCTCGGCTCATACTCCGGAATTGAATTCAACTCGGGGTGGTCTTTTTCCCTGACTGCGACCTACGCGCCGAGGTAACCCGACAGCAGCACGTTTCACCCCCAACCCCCACAGTGTTGGGGGCTTTCCCATACCCACCAAAGGAAGGACTTTTCATGGCTTTTCGAGAGGAAACACAATATAGATCCCCAGCGTTCACGCCCGGTCGCCAAGGTCGGAGAATCCTCGCGATAGTCCTCCATCACTGGGGAGTAGATGGGCAAAGCCACGCGGGCGTGCGAGCGTTCCTCACACGACTCGGAGCACAAACCTCCGCTCACTTCATCGTCTCTGATGGTCTTGTCACCCGAATTGTTGACCCTGCTGACACCGCTTGGCACGCAGGGAACTGGGAAGCAAATCTCACAACCATAGGTATTGAGTGCCGCCCAGAAATGACGCCCGGGGACATGCGGACCGTTGCGGAGCTCATCGCAAAACTGCGTGAAACCTACGGGCCGCTCCCAATATACCCGCACGACAAGTACTTCCCTACGGCCTGTCCGGGTCGATGGAAAACACAGTTAGCCACAGTCTCCCGCATGGCCGATGAAATCCGTGCGGGTCACCCCGCCGCCTCTTCGACACCCTCTACACCCACTCCAAGGAAAGGACAGTCAGAAATGTTAATGATCCATATGCCCGTAAAGCCCGGCAGCAAGGAGTACGTCTACGGGGTGTTCGCCCCCGGGATGTTCCTCCGGTTTACCGGGGCCGAAGCCGCGAATACATTCGCCCGCCAAATCGGCGGATCCTCATGGTTAGCCAACGAGTCCTTCTGGGGCCACTGTGCTAGGGCCGCTCTCCTGGGCACCAACATCCCAGAGAACGAACTCAAGGCCCTGGGGGTTGACCCCAGCAAGATCGGATTGAAAGTGAAGTGACCTATGGAACAGTACGCGTCGAAAACGTTTTGGAGCGGCGTGGCGGAGCGGGCGATTAAGACAGCCGCTCAGGCGATTCTCGCGGTCATCACCACCGGCACCGTCATATGGGGACTCGACTGGAAGCAAGCCCTGGGGCTGGCGGCAACAGCCATGCTGATATCCGTCCTCACCTCGATTGGTGACCCGCGCCGCACAGACACGGCCATCACCACCGGAGGTGGTGGTTGGGATGATCCCACAGATTGACACGCCCATCGTCGTGGCCTTAGTGACGGCGATTGCGACGATATCCGTCGCGGTCATCGGAGGCATCGGAGCAATCATCGGACACTGGTTCACCGGGGTCTCGAAAAAAGAAGACGCGGCGATCAGCGTCATGAAAGCCACGATGAAAGAGCTACGAGAGGAAGTCAACCGGCTGACAAAAAAGGTTGATTCCCTTGAGCTTCGGCTAGAAGACAAGGACTCCCGGTACCGGGCGGCAATCGAGTATTGCCGAGAGCTGGTTCGCCTGATCGAACGGCTTTTAAGCCTGGTACCTGGTGAGTTTGCTCAGCCGCTTCCAGAACCCCCGGAGAAGATTCGCGACGACATCTAACAGCGCTCGCGGACTCACAGAACCCCGCCCCACTCAGGCAAAACGCTTGGGTGGGGCGGGTTTCGTGTTTTCACTCGACAAGACGCACGGTGATCCCCCGGTCTTCAGAAGCCAGGTGGGCGCATATGGCCGCGGCGCTTCGATGGATAGCCGAGGGGATGTTCTTTTCTCGCGCTCGCGGGTTAGCGGCGTGGAAGGCTTCATCCGTGGGGTAGGTGACTAGAGTCACCGTCGGGTCCCCGAGAACAGCAGACTTGTGCTCGACAACCTCGCATAGTTCATCGAGGATCTCGTCTCGAAAATTCATGATGTCTTCGAGATCGTCGATCACCCCGTTGGGGTCTTGGGGGTGGCTTTTGCCGCCCTCCCATCGTGACCATGTTGCCTGCTTGACTCCGACGTATCGTGAGGCTTCGTCTTGGGTGAGACCAAGGGCCTCACGATACGACCGGAGTGTCAACGAAATGTTCAAATCAGACCTCATCTTTCGCAGCGTTGACACGGTGGATCATTTCCCACCGAATAGCTTCCGTGTGGGCTTTGCGCCATTGGGGTTCGGAAAACATCTGACGCAAGACAGCGAGGCGACCATATTCGTTAAGGCGCTTGAGGTCTTCGACGATATCTTCGGCCCTGTAGTAGTTGACCCGGTTGTAGAACTTCGAGGTGTGATGCCACTCAGCTTCAGAGATAAGCCCGATACGTACCAGCCATTTAATGAACATCACAGGTTCGGTGATCCCTGCATCGGCGAGCCATTTCTTCGTGATTTTCGAGGCGACAACCATGCCTTCGCGTTCAGCTGCGACAGCATTGTTGGATTTCCACATCATCATGTTGTATCCGGCCATTTTTTCTATCCTCCTTGTTGAGGTGGTCAAGACCTGTGTCTTTTCCAATGGCTTAAGCATAACACAGGTGTATAAAAATATGCATATTGGGAGAGGGTTTAACCGTGTGATGTGTGACACATGGCTGTGTGGGGGTGAAAACCGAAATCCACACCACTCGAAGCCCGGTAGGTGTAGCGTCAGAGCATGGGAATTAACTACGTAAAACGAACCGTCGAGCAGGTCTTATCTCAGCCGATAATTGACCTGAGCATGAAAATCGGTGATGTCGAAGGCTTCCGGGTCGACCAGCGAAACGTTGACGACAACGGCGAGAGCTTCCACTCAGCCAGCCAAGTTCCACTAAGAAACGTCGTTTTCACGCTCCTACGCAACGGGGAAACCACTGAAGTCACCGTCCCGGGGTATGAGACCGTTCTCGTCCAGGGAGTCATCTTGGATTTACCGACCGACGTTGAACTCGACGCAGCCATTCGCGAAGCCGATGAGCTGGCAGACAAGATCGGCCTTGGCTTCCAGGTCAAACGGATCCTCACCGGTGGTTTCTACATGATGCCAACGAACCAGCTGAGGCAGGTTTTGGCGGAGCTTCGCAAAACCGCGAAAGGCGCTCCTCAGTCCTGAAAAGTCCCACGCTTAATACTCAAAAGCGTTTCGATAAGCTGCGAGGCGGTTTTCTTACTCAACCGCCTCGCGGCCTGAGTATGAGTCTCGGTACCCCGCCCCCACGGACGATTACCATTAACTTTCGCCGCTTCAGCATACGCGGCCTCAAACGCAATGTCCCCAACCTCCAAAGCAAGGGACCGGATGTACGCGGCTTGCGCAGCCGTTGACTTATACGAAGTAGGCATCGTTTTCTCCAATCGTAGTCAGTGTATTTTTACTCGCCCAGGCGGTTATAAATCGTGGTCCGCACCAGGCCTGTTTTGCGGGTGAGTTCCGCTTTTGACAACCCGTCGATGTCAGCGGCGATTAACGCCCCGGTGAGACGATCCACGCTCACCTCTAACCCCATGCGGGCTTGTTGCTCTGAGGCCGCGAGGTCTTCAATTGTTGCGTCCCCTAGGCAGTACATCGCCGCCCCCACAAGCTCATCCCTGATTCCGGCTTCAAGCTCCCCCGGCTCGGTGTCATTGGGGTAGCGGGACTGCCATCTTTCGACGATCCTATCGGCGGCACGCTGAAAAAGCTCCTGCTGAGTCGCGGTGCCCTCGCCGTTGAGATACGCGGTGGTGTCGAGTGAAAGTTCCATTATCAAAGGCCTTTCTTTGGGTGGGTGGGGTTTGTGAATTCAGTCGATATCGAAAATTGAGAGATCCGCACCAGTGATGGCCACCATTGTCTCGTCGTCAATGATGTCGCCGCCCATCGCCAGGGCGAAGCCCCTGCCTTCATCGGTGCATGCCCACGCCGGAGCGTGGTAGATCCCGCGGAGGGCTTCATCGGCTGCTTCGAAAAGCGCGCGGGCGATTCCTTCGCCTTGGCGGTCCTCATCAACCTCGATGTTCATGATGACCTTGTGGTCTCGGTTGATGTAGATAGAACCAACCGCTTCGTCGTCATCGAAGGCAGTGAAAATGTCAAGGAGTTCTGGCTCGTCGTAGTAGGTGCCGATCGTCTGCTCGATGTTCATTTTCGTTCCCCCTTTCAATGTCGATACCTAAAGTGTACACCCTGTGGACATATCTGTACAGCTAGAACACTACCATTAAGTGTGATGCTTGACACAAATTAACCGGGTGCGCAAACATTCTGAGGGAAACACCTAAATTGGCGGACCAACTCACCGACTCACCAGCTACCTCAACGGGTAAACGGCGGTTCATTTTTATCGGGTACCAATGGCTACAGCATTGGCTACAGTAAGGGAGAAACTAGCGAAAATGCGCAACGGCCCGGACCAACTTTTCGTTGAATCCGGGCCGTTTATTTGCGGTAGGCCCACGGGGAATCGAACCCCGAACCCACGGATTAAAAGTCCGTTGCTCTGCCAATTGAGCTATAGGCCCAAGCCCCTGAGCGTCAGGGACCTCATCTATTGTAAGAGAATGACGAGTAAATGCAGAAATTTTTCCCGATGAATCTCGAAAACGCCGTTGACACCTGCGCGGGAGCCTCGATGTGCCCAGCCCATCTGCGGGCAGCAACCCGCAAACACCGACCACAGGAACTGTGATGAGCCAGGCACGAACGCCGCGTCGCCCCGCGATTCTTGACGCTGCCCGGGCGGAGGCAATCATCGGTGACGAAGATCCCGCCGAGCTTTCTGCCGTTGCCCATTCGACGGCGTGGGCGTTGCTCGGAGTTGAAGACGACACTTTCGGGGAGGCTGAGATTGCTCGGCTCCGTGAGGTTGTGCGCTCGCAGGGAGTGGATGTTGTTGCTCACGTGTGGTCGCGCAGCCCCGAGTTCACGCTCCCTGGTGCGCTGTGGCGGCTCTATCTGCTGGCTGCGTGGTATCACCGTCACCCTGCTGACGTCCAGAGTCGCTATGACGAAGGAAGCCAGAGTGCTCACATTCCCGGCTTGGAGGCTCCCGTTGCCGTGCGCTTCCTTGAGAGTGTCATTGACGAGGTCGACGCGCTTTTACGCGGTGATCTGAGCGACGATGATCTCGACTGGATTCTCAGCGCAGCAGCCCGCGTTCTTCGTGTCCTCGCAGCCGGACATTCCCATTCGGGACGATGGATCGTTGACCCCTCCGATGCCCTTGCCTATCCCGTGACCACACGGATCCAGGCACTTGTCAGGACCGCTGACGAACTTGATGCGGCTGCGCGAGAAGCGGAAGTGGGAACGCTCAACTAG